ATTACCTTGTTCTTCACCATATGTATTTGTAGCTGGATCGTACTCTCTTTCACGTACATTTACTTTACTTACATAACTTTGGTCACTTGTTCTTGACCTGTCCATTTCTAAACCAGTAATATACACGGCCATTCTAGGAGCACTAGGTATTTTATTTTCTGAATTGTCTCTAAGGAGGCTAGATACTTGTCTAGTCATATCACCATACATGACAGGAATGCTAGTAAATTGTCCTTTGTTATCTTGATATTGAAAATTACTCATTAACCGTATAATTTGTGTAAGATAACGCCTTATTTGTCCGTCATAAAAATGTTGCATTAATTGTCCGCCTTAGGTCTAAGTGCTTTACTCAGTGATTGTCTTTCTTCCACAACTTCGCCATTTATAGTGCTTGTATTTGTATTGTTAATAAATGATGTTTTTTGTGTTTGACGCAAATTAGTATTAGATAGTGTCATACGTACACTGTCTTCCTGTCTAACCCATTTTGAACCGTTATACCTAAATAATTTATTTGGTAAAAAGTCATTACGCAAGAAATAATCTCCTGTAGCTGCATTTAGTGGAAAATTTATTCCAAAACCAAATGTTTCACCATTTGGAGCAAGCCCGTCTCCAATAAGATAGCCGTCATAATCGTCTTTTATACCTTCTTCAGTTATACGGTCAATTACAACGTCTGGTACTTCGTCTGGAAAACTTTGTTCAATAACATTTGTACCATCTTCTGCTTCTTTTCTAGTATATAAATGACTTGTTTCATAACCACTTAATGGACTATCAACTTCAGCTTGTTGTACAACTGCTTCGTTAATTTGCATTTCCTTTTCAAATGTACTTAAAACATCTCTTAATGTATTGTCACTATCTTCACTTGCTGGTAGATCTAGTATTTCTTTAAATTCTTGACCGTCATATATTTGTTTTAATTTTAACCTATATAAATGCGGATACCAAGTTTGTGAAAAACCTTCAGCTGCTCTACTTACTTCATCGATGACATAAAATCTCTTCAATGCTACATCAAAGTCGTTAAGTGCATACTCGTCTTTTAAATGCGGTAATTCTATTACATCGCCGGACATTAGTTTTCTACCAATAGACTTTACACTACTAGAAATATGTACAGTCATAAACAATGTATCATTTTGTAAAAATAGGCCAAACTGACTTAGGTCAAAGTCTATGTCTTGTACATTGTAAATTCCTCTAATACTATACACATCAGGATCGTATTTTCTATCCCTATTTTCTAAGAACAGTAAGTCTTGTATGTTTGTCTCTTTAACAGCATCATATTGAGGTCTATCAGCTGTACTTGCTTCCTCCGATGTGTTTTCTGGTCCTAAATACTTGTGTACATGAACATCAGTTCCACCGACGGTGAACATTTCTCCGATAGTGTTATCAAGGAAGTAAAAATCCTTGCCTTTTTCTGGTTTGTATAAACTTATTCTTGGCATATGTATATTTAGCGTAAGATAAATACAATGTGGAGAATAAATATGGCCTCAATTACAACTAAGAAAAAAGAAATATACGATTATGTTTACGCTATGTTAGGTGGCGGCATGGTTGATGTAGAACTTGATCCAGTACATTACGAAACTGCACTTAAAACTGCGTTAACACGGTTTAGGCAGCGTAGTGATCATTCTGTTGAAGAGTCATATATGTTCTTACCAACAGTCAAAGATCAAAACGAGTATATTTTACCTCAGGAAGTAGTAGAAGTGCGCCAAATTTTTAGACGTTCAATTGGTTCACGTACAGGCGGCGGTGATGGCGGCACATTGTTTGAACCATTCAATATGGCATATACAAATACCTACTTGTTAGCAAGTTCTAATATGGGTGGTCTAGCAACATATGATATGTTTAGCCAATATCAAGAACTAGTAGGACGCATGTTTGGTTCGTTTATAGAATTTAAATGGAATTCACAATCTAAAAAACTTACAATTTTACAACGTCCTAGAGCACAAGAAAATCTAATGTTATATGTTTATAATTATAGAGGCGATGAGCAACTTATAGACGATTATATGGCAATACAATGGATTAAAAGTTACACGCTTGCTACATGCAAATATATGCTAGGTGAAGCACGTAGTAAATTTGCTACTATTGCTGGCCCACAAGGCGGATCAACACTTAACGGCGATTCACTAAAAGCAGAAGCTCAAGGCGAATTAGATAAATTAGAACAAGAAGTATCACTAGCAGTAGCAGGTGGCACAGGTTATTCTTTTACAATAGGTTAAAGATCGTTGTCGTGTATATGCAACTGAATAAGTGCATAGTGCAAGACTTTCATTAGGTCTTTTCTTGCATCATCCTTAGAACCTTTTTTACCATATCGATTAGAGTACTTGTCAACATTCCCCATACAGAATCCAGTACCGTGGCCTCTTTCAATAATTACTTCAGTTGACTGAAATTTATTAGTAGCATAATGTCCTTGATATGTACTATCAATATATGCTTGAAATTCGTCAATATAGTTTTTTTCGTTAAATTTGTAATCTATCATAGTGGCTCCTGTAATTGTTTATATTATAACAAAACTACAAAAAAAGTCAACCTAAAAATCTGCTATTAGGTCACCTTGTTTCCATTTAATTCCTTGTTTTTGTAAAACACGTTGACAGTTAGCACAAATTGTTTTTAGATTGTTATACTTACAATTATCTAAATTGCCATCTATATGATAGACATTAAATTGTTCTGGATTTTGACTACGGAACCCACATTTCTCGCATGTGTCCTTTTTTGTATAACCACGCATTTTCCATTTAGGTATGCCATGACCGGTTCCTCCGTGCTTATTACAAATTTCACACTTTTTCCTGTAATAAGTTTTTTTATCTTTTTTATAATTTACAGCAGCAGGCCGTAATCCGCATATACAAAGTGGTCTCATACAGTATTTACACCTTTTGCTCCCCTTTTTATAGCGTATTACAGGTATATTTTAACAGCACTTGGCTAAATACATTTAGCAAAGTTTACTTTCAAGGAGATAACGCAATGGCATTAACATCACCAGGTGTAGAGGTTAAGGTAATAGACGAATCGTTCTATACACCAGCAGAACCGGGCACCGTACCAATGATTTTCGTGGCATCCAAGCAAAATAAAACCAATGCAGGTGGCACTGGTGTTGCGCAAGGTACTTTAAAAGCAAATTCTGGAAAGGCTTATTTAATTACAAGCCAGAGAGATCTTGCAGATACCTTTGGAGATCCACTATTTTATACCGATACAGGTAATAATCCAATTCACGGCGGCGAGCTAAATGAATACGGATTACAGGCAGCATACTCATTCTTAGGTGTTGCAAACAGAGCATGGGTAGTCCGTGCAGATATAGATTTAGGCGAATTAGAAGCAAGTGCAAATGCTCCGGGCGCAGCTCCGGCAGATGGCACATGGTGGTTTGACACTACAAATACTAAGTTTGGTATTTTTGAGTGGAATGGCGCACCTAAAGCAACAACAGGCGGCCAGTCATTTAATGTAAAAACACCAATTGTAATTACTGAAGTTTCAAAAGTTACTGGTTCAGCAAGCGCACCGGGCGCTCCAAAAGGATCAGTTGGTGGTGTAGGTGACTATGCTATTGTTGCAGTAAGCACACTTAACAAACTATGGTACAAAAATGCATCTGGTACTTGGGTTGAAGTTGGAACAGATGATTGGCAAAATAGCCATGCTGCTGTAACAGCAACAGCATCAGCACATACATCAGGTGATACATTTACAATTAATACTGCACCTGTAACAACATCAGGCACAACGGCAACAAGCCTAGCAAGTGACATTAATGGTTTGTCAATTGATGGCATCAGTGCTGCATCAGTTAACGGCGTATTAGAAATTTATTCTACAGGCGCTGCTGTAGCAATTGCAGATACTTCAGGTACATCAGCTGCTACACTAGGACTTGTAGGAACACACGCTGCACCAGCAGTAAATGTTGCTCCACATACAAGTGTTCCAGAGTGGAAAACTGCTGATACTACACCACGTCCAACAGGATCAATTTGGGTTAAAACAACTGAACCAAACAGTGGTGCAAAATGGGCAGTTAAGAAGTATAATGCAACTACACAACTATGGGCAGATTCAGCTGCACCATTGTATGCAGATAACCACTCAGCATTGTTTAACATGGACAAAGCAGGTGGTGGCGCTAACCTAGCAGCAGGTACAACATATGTACAGTATAATGTAGGTGAAATTGCACAAACTGAAGCTAATTTTAAGATTATGGCAAGAGTTGCATCGGGTGCTACGACAATAACTAGTAATGTTATTGCTGCAAGTATTCCAGCATCAACAGGACGCTTTGACATACAAGAAAGTGTTAAAGGTCAAGCTGGTCTTACAGCATGGAAAGAAGTTACTTTTAGTAGTCCATTTGCAAATGATTCATCAGATGCAGAAACATTAGCAGCAGCAATTAACAGTGCTGGTTTAACAAATGTAACTGCAAGTGTCGATTCTCAAAACAGAGTAGTTATTACACATGCACTAGGTGGTGAAATACGCTTTAGAGATCATGATACTATCCTACAGTCAGCAGGTTTTGTACCAGGTACAACTGATAACCTGTATGATAACTTCGACGATGGATCAACTGTTTACTTTATTGCTTCAAATTGGAAAGTACTAACATACACTGCTTCTGCAACAGCGCCAAAGGCACTTACAGCAGACGGTACATTATGGTACAACTCAATTGTAGATGAAG